CTTAGAACCATCCGCACGGGCAGTTCCTGAACCTTCAGCAGCTCCCGTTAATTGCATATATGGGAAGTACCAATACTTTCCGTTAGCATCTTGAACTATAACAGCTAAATATTGTTGACCTGCTCCTAATACTTTAATAGCTTGTGACTTTGATTGGTCACGACGATGGAACATCAACGTAATTGTTTGAGTGTAGTAAGAAGAACCATTTACAAGGTCGATTGCTGCTTCTTCAGTATACGAACCCGTGTTTCTTCTGATTTCGAATTCCGTGAAATCCGTTGGAGTTACTAAGTTAATTTGGTCGATTGTCCACGTCAATGTTGGGTTTACATCTACGCTATCAATCTCATCCTGTTGGTTTATCCACACTTTGTAGATACCACCCGAATTGTTGTCACACGACTTAACAATTCCTTCTAATGCTTCACACGACATATTTTTATATTTTTTTATGTTTTACAAAAAAGGGTGAGGTTATCCCCACCCCTTAAACCTATTTATTAATTATTGATTAATCAAAACAAGCAGCCCAAACAGCGATTTGCTCCGGGTTTGTATGAAAAAATCCTGCTTTAACATTCGCACGTGTACGGATGTATGGTTCAGCAACCGTATCAGTCAAGTTAACTGCTTTTAACGCTTTAGAATCACCTTCAGCATCAAACGCATAAACTAAATCATTTTGCAAAGAAGCAACGATTGTGTTATCAGGCATACCTTCACAAACTACTACTTTAATTCCTAAGTAAGTCATTTGCAATGGAGCAGATACATAAGTCATAGTGTTACCTGAAGCAGCAGCAAGTTCGTAAGCAGCACCAACGTTAGCAGAAACACGGATTCTTAAGTCAGCTTTTTTGAATCTAACTGAAGCGGGAAGGCTATTAACAACATTATTCAATGTAGCAAGAACGTTAGAAGAGTTAACAGCACCACCATTTGAATAAGCTAAGTTAGCACCATCAGCACAAAGTTTTTTCAAGTGACCATCACAAAGCTCCAAAAGCGGGTTTTCGCTTGTTGTGTCACCTTGCCATCTAATCAATTCGATATCTTCTTCGATTTGCTTAGCCATTGTGTCCCAATAGTAGTTCATAAAAGAAGCTACGGTGAAATCACCATTTGAACCTTGTGTCATTTGCAAAGCAACGAATGATTGCTCTAAATCGAACTGACAAATTTGTGCCATTGCAGAAAACGCACAAACATCGATTTCAATAGCATCCAAAGTATCTGTAGGAGCATTGAAGTTACAAGTAGATGCTTGTAAGATTGAACCGAAAGCAACGTTAGCCAATTTAGTTTTTGACTTAATGCCCGGCAATGCACGATAAGAATCAGCAACGTCAGCAGTTAAATAAGCACGAGAATAGAACTCGTTAGGGTTTGGACAAAGCAAAGCGTTGTTCTCAATGTCAAGGTCGAATTTTAATTTTCTTTCCATTTTTGTTTTTATTTGATTTTAATTATTACTTAATTTAGTGAATGCGCTGAACTTTTCAGCAATACTCATTTTAACTTCCGACTTCATTTCGATTTCATCTTCAGTTTTTTCTACTAACATTTCTTCCATTTGGGATTTCAAGTCAGCAATAATTTTTAGAAGGTTGTTAACTTGTTCTTCAAGAACTGGAGCAACGATAGCTAAAACTGCTTCAGCATCAGTAGCGACATCAACAGCCATTTTAACTTCTTCTTTCACTTCTTCCTTAACTTCTTCAAGTTCTTCGGGTTCAGGTTGTTCGTCAATTGGTTCAGTTTCGGTAGTTACTTCTTCTTCGACTACTGAATCTCCCATCGCAACCTCTTCTTTTGGAGCATCCTTAATCTCGATAATCTCTCCGCCTTTTACGACATAGATTTTACCTTCGATTAGGTGTTCCCCATCGGGTAATTTGTTCATACTATATTGATTTATTTGATTACTTAATTTAAGACCTAAAAACCCTTCAATAGAAAACCCAACTTGTTCCGCTTTCACCAAATCATTGTAATAATCTTTGTCCGTGATTTGCGCTGTTATCATTAACGTACCTTTAGGAACTTCAATTCCAAACGTGCTAAATGCTTTATCTTGTTTTGGGTTATCTACAATCCACGATTCTAAAATGTATGCGGGAACTTTTTGTTCTTGATCGTGTTCTAAATTAAAGATGTCACGATTCTTTAAATCTTGCATAAACTTAGCGTGGATTTGCTCGATTGTTTCAGTGGTAAATTGAACGTAATATTCACCCGTTTCGTCATCCCTTCTATAAATTTCCATTGGAATCATAGCGGGTGCAGTCACACGATATTTTAAATCATCTGCAAATAACATTTTAACTTCTTGACTAAAAGCCATTCCTTTAACTTTAATAGCGGGATTAGAAGTAAACGCAATTTGTTCAATTCCTAAATCTTCGCCGTCCGAATATTCGGGGTCAATCGTGATTTTGTATATAGGTAAATCCTTAGTCATCTCACTATATTAAATTTTATTTATATTTGTTCAAAAATTATAAAGATGATTGAAGTACTTGGGCGCAATATTGCCAATAAAATGAACGAAATTACCATTGAAGAATTCGAAAAGATTTCTAACATTCACAATGATAAAGAACTCGATAACATCGAAAAACAAATCAAAGTTTTTGAAGTCGTAGGAATCGAAGAAGATGAATGGGATGACTTTAATTATTTCGTGGAAAAAACCAAAGAATTCAATACGGACAATTACGAACCTAAAGACCCTATCGGTGAAATAGAAATAGACGGTTTCTTGTATAAAGCCGAATTAAAACTTTCAGTAAAAGATACGAAGCTAATCGAAAAAATGATTACTAAAGAAAATAAACATTCCGTGTCTGACATTATGGCTTTGATGTTTAAGCGAACTGATTTAAGTAACACGGAACACTACGATAGCGCACACCTAAAACACAAATCAAAACTATTTAGAACACAAGTCGCTGAAATAGCAATCCCTTATCTTAATTATGTCACAAACACAATCTCTGAACACGCTAAAAAGCAAGCTGCCGAAAGCGTGGAATCAAATAACGATTGAAACATTTATAGAACTAAAGACCCTATCGGATGAAGAAGGGGTTTTTAACTATCAAATAGATGTTCTTTGCACGTTGTTAGATTGTTATCCTGAAGATATTGATGAATTAGGTATCGATGAACTTGAAGAACTACTACTATCGGTTAAGTTTATAAGGGATGAACCACCCAAGAATTACAAATCAGAACTTGGAATCTATAAACTAAAGCCATTTAACAAAATAACGTTAGGTGAATTCATAAGTTTAGAAGCATATTTCTCGGATAACTACATTTTAAAGCTACCGAATATCATTGCAATACTTTATAGAAGATTTCGTGTTAATGAATGGGGTGATGAAACGTTAGAACCTTATAACTATCATTCGAATGATCGATTAGATTGGTTTTTGGACTTTAAAATAACCGATGTTTTTGGATTGCTTCCCGAATACATTAAATTTCGTGAAGGTATAATTGACCAGTATAAAAACCTAATGACCGAAAGCTATGAAGATGACTTCGAAATCGATTCTAATATGGATGCTGAAGATTTGAAAGCAGCTGAAGAAGAAAAGAAACAACAAAAATGGGCGTGGGAAACATTAATATGGCACTTATGCAACGAAGATTTAACTAAGTTTAATGCTGTTTGTGACCTTCCGTTAATACTCGTGTTTAACTTTTTAGGAATGAAAAAAGAATTGAATGTCTAATATTCCAATGCACCCCAAAACTCACCGAATAATGGGTTAAAGTCATAGATTACATTTTGCTTTTTACGAAGCATTCCCGCCACTTGAACAAGCGGATATTTGCCTGACAACCATTCGATATATTGAGCATACATTTCCGAAATTATACCTTCGCTTTCTAAACGCTTGTTGAATTGTCTAACTAAGTTATAAGGTTCGATTGTAATTGTTCCGTTATTTAAGAATCCGAAGTAATAAGCAGCAAGTATTTCGATGCGTAGATTACCTTCCGTAGTGAATTTAGCATTAATACGAACTGATTCGTAAAGCGTTCCCGTATCGATTAGCGCATCTTCCTTAATGACACGCTTCAACACTTGAGCAGCTTTATTTCTTATCTTGTACTTTAATTTAAATTCTTTATCGGGCATACGACTATATTATTTTTAATCTTCGATTTGTTCAGGAACTTGGCAATCCGTGTAATTATTAATAGAACACGTTAATGTCATCATCCATCCAGCTGCATAATCTAACAAGTCATTATTTAAAGGTGTCATTGTTGGTTGACCTACAATATCAAAATCAAAATCGTCCGAATATAAAAACCAATTATAGAGATCGTTTAGAATTAAATGGCAATCGCTTAAAATTACGTTTATGTTTGCTCGGTCTTTTTGTATAATATCAAAGCAGTAGATTTCCAAAGTTATTTCCGTCGTGAATCCCATTTCGCTCGGAATAGAATCTATTGGACATATATAAACTAAAGGATATTTCTCGTCTTTTGTGGCGAAATTTTCTAACTGCTCCCGAAAATCTGAACCTACTTTTTTAACTTGTAAATGATTGTCGTAAAAATCGATTATCTTATTTACTAAACTTATATAACTAATCATAGTGTTGCGTTTTGATTTATTTTAGCGACTTTGTTTTGCGTTTTTGTGAGCTCGGTTTCACTTACTACAGCGTTAACGGTTATCTCGGTTTGTTGTGATTGTGAACCACCTACGTTATTCATATCATTCCCCGCCCCAAATAAGTTAAATGAAGGTGTAGCAGTTCCCGTTGTCGATGTCGATGATGCACTCGGTAAGGTTGGTGTTTCGTTACCACCACCACCTCCCGTTGAAGTGAATTGTGTAGATGCTATTTTAGCGATGTTAGCCGCTGAAGTTGCAGCCGTTGCTACGAGTGCAGCAATTCCGCCCGGACTTGGAACACCTAAAATTGTTAAAGGTGATGAAGCCAATGAAGCCGTGATAGCTTTCCCCGCATCAATAATAGCACCTGACAATTGCATAGCTTTATTAAACTTAAATTGTTTCTTGGCTAATTCTTCTTCTTCTTTACTTCCCTTTTTAACCTTCGCCATTTTAGCACCGAAAGCAATATCACCTACTGCTTGAATTGCTTTTGTAGAATCTTCAGCAAGTTTTAAAGCAGCGTTTGCCGTGTCTAAATTTGCTTGCCGTTTTTTCTTTTCTTCATCTTCTTTTATTTTAACACGAGCATTCGCAGCATCTTGGTCAATCTTGTTTAAGTCGTTTTGAAATTTCGTTGTTAACGCTTTTATTAATTCTTCGTTTTTACCCGCTGCTTCAATTTCTGCTTCATATTTTAATTGAAGTTGTGTTTTTTCCCATTCGGTTTGAGATTGGGTTAATTCCTGAAGTTTTAAATATTGTTTATCTTGTTCTTGGTATTGCTTAATTAACCCCGCATTATATTCTTCAAGAACCTTTTGTTGTTTAGTTTTTTCAGCGTCTATAACGGTTTGTTCTTGTTTCTTTAAGTCAACTTGTAATTGTTGGTTATATAGTTCGGCTAATCGTGTTTTTTCTGCTGCTGTTAATGCTTCGTTTTTTTGTAAATCCTGCATTTGTCGGACATACTTTTCATTAAGCGTAGCAATCTCACGTTCATTATCGTTTACAATTAATGCGATTTCTAAGTCTGCTATTGTTCTTTGTGCGGCTAACCTATCTTCAGCGAATTTCTTAGCTGCATCCGCTGCTTTTTTAGCTGCATCCGCATTAGCTTTAGCTATCTTTTCGTTATGCTGTTTTTGTTTGTCAAGTTCTTTTTTTGCATCTTCATCTTTTTTAACCGCATCTTCAGCGACAATAGCATTACGCTCCCTTCTTTGTGTTAAAATAGTTGCGTTTTCTTCTTTGATTTGGTCTTTTAATTTCTTAATTGTCTTTTGGTCTGCATCATCGCCAAGTTTTTGTTGTGCTTTTAACGCTTTTTCCGCTGCGCTTAATCTTGACTTTGCTTCACTTCCAATCGCTTTACTTTTTGCTAACTCCAAATCTAACGTTTCTTGACCATAGATTTTAGCCATTCGGATTTCATAATCGAAATTACCGACAATCGTTTCTTGACGTGCTTTAGAACTTTCCATTATTTGTTCGTTGGCTTCAAGCATTTTAGCCGCATTTTCTTCAGCGGCAAAACTTGTAATTCCTAACCAATCCGTTAAATCTTTAAACCCTTGAATTAAATCGTTAATAGGTTTCATTAAAAAGTCAATAACCTTTTTTAAAATCCCCATTTTATTCAGTAACAAAAGAATAGCTACCACGATAGCCGTGATTACCGCAACCAATAAAAAGATAGGATTTGCCAAAAGTGAAATACCAAAAGCGATAAACTGCTTCATAGCTGCCCCAACTGCTGAACCTAACCCTAATACCGTTTGACCAAAGCCTTTAAATTGTGCGGCTAAATCCGCAGGGTTAATTCCTTTTATTGCATTCGTTAATAACTTTGCTTTATCACCCGCTTCGGCAAAGTCTAACGACATAATAGAATCCTTAATAGAACCTAATCCGTTACTGACTTGTTCGAATTTAGAACCTGAAGCAAAGATATTTACTTGTTCGTTTGCGTCTGCTAATTGGTCTTTTAGTTCACCCGCTCGTTGCGATAACTTTGCTATTTGTTCTGAATCCGTAGCATTTGCGATTTCGCCTTTTAGTTCACGCAATTCTTTTTTAATTGCGCCTATGCCAGTTATCTTTAATGGAACTTCTATTTCATTCATATCTTATGGGTAAACTCTTATTTCTATTGTGTTACTAACTAAATTATTATCTTGACCAACATTCGCGAAATCATAAGTAATTATTTCAATGTCATCTATTGACGTTCTACTTATAGCGACATAATTAGATTGTTGGCTATTACTTAAATTAAAATAAACTTTATCAATATTTGGGAAAGCACCTATTAATGTTCCTTGATATCTACCCGCAGCTATTCGCGTCCATAAAATATCACCTAACGTGTTTTCAAGAATTGTAACTACAGGGTCTAAAGTTCCTGCTTGACTTATTGTCGCAATATACTTTTGATAAGTTGGTAACATCTCGGTAATCGGTCTGCCATTGATCGTTTCAGTTACTCGTAAATTATTTGTTGTTATTCCATCTTCAGTTACGCTTTGATTATCGCCGACA